CTTATCGACAATTTCTTCTGGTATCTCAAGTATATCATACTCAAATTTGTATGTCAACGTACCATCATCGTTTGGTTCTTCGTTGACACCAAATCTGTTATACTTGTATATTACATCTTGAAACTTACCTTCCGTTATACGAAAGGCTTGTTGATCATCATTATTATTCTGTGGATTCGGTACTATCTGGTACCACTTCTTCATCGACTGATTTTGTTCCATATAAAAACTTTTCTTTACAGAAATCGTCAATCTTTTTCATGACATCATCTGTAAAATATTTTTCAGGTTGTTGCAAAATTTGCTTACCAAACATTTTTGATCCGTCTGGTAACTCAAAACGTGTAGAGACTTTAGTGAAGATACCTGCTTCTTCTGCAAGTTCAAGCATACCATACCATCGATCTAAACCTTTGTCATATGTGACAAGAGCATCTACCATTTTATTTTCCACTGTCAATCTAGACTTATGATTTTTACAATGAATAATATTACCAATGACTTCTGTTCCTTCTTTTTCTTTTCTCTTTGAGAGAAATACTATGTTACTTGAGGCATAGTACAATCCTGTACCACCACCCATCACTTGTTGAGGAAACATCACACCTACTTGTGAATATGTATGATTTGTCACAAGCATTGGTACTTTTGCTTTACCTGCTTTGAGTGTCAATACTCTGAATGCACCTTTTACAAGGGCGGCTCTGGTCATGTCTTTTGTCTCTTTACCATCAGCAATATCACCTAATTCTTTTGATGTAGATAACATACCAAGACTATCAAGACAAATCATCAAAGGTTTACGTTCCTGATCTGCTAGATATTTGTCGAGAACTTTTGTAGATTGATGAGCAAACTCTTGTATTGATGCAACTGGCAACATGACCATACGTTTAGAATCAATACCTCTTTTCTCAATCATGTCTTTTGTTATTGCAGATTCAGACTCAAAATAAAGAACACCACCGTCAGGGTTATCTGACAAAAACTGTTTGACAATACCCAATACGAAAAATGTTTTTCCTGTAGCCGACTCTCCAGCAAAGGCGGTAATCTTGTTTCCAGCAAGCCCACCGTAGATACTTCCCGATAGTAAAGCATTGAGAGCATAACTACCGGAATCGATAAAGGATTCAACATCACCTGCTTCAACACCATCAGCAACCAATCCAGCATATTCATTTCCTGTCTCCTTAATCATGTCTGTCAAAAAACTCATAACAACTCCTTAAACAAAAAAATTATCAATTGTATATCTCTTTTCATAGTCCCAACCTACGCAATTCAATATGTCTTTCAACGGATCGAGAAAGGTCTTCTCAAATTGCGTATCATAATCTATAAATTCATGTAATCCAAATTCTGCAGGTAATGTATTACCCATACTAACAACTGTATCACCTACTGGATTTGGTGTTTTAAGATACGAAAACTTTATCTTCTCACCCTCTTGAATGATCTGATACTTCTTCGTAAGTTTATGTTGCTTCAGCAAATTATTATGTATAATCGTGCCTTTCACATGTATTGGCGTTCCTTTCTTGTACAACATCGTTGCATCACTATACTTTGCAATACCTTTAACTGAACGAGGAAACGCAACATCTTCAGGTGGCAATGCCTCAAATTGATTTCTAAAACTTTCAACAAATGCAATCATATCTGCTTCAGTATCATTCATCAAAATTTTGTATGCATCAGCAAGTTTCTTTCTCACAATAGCAGGTGTTGAAGATTTGACTGATTCAAGACCTTTGACTTTGATTTTAGGTTTCTCAAATCGCACACCTTCACTATCATGTACATTAATGATATAGTGTTTCTTACCAGTCCAGATTGCTCTGTCAGCAAGGACCTCACGTTTCATAAACATCTTTTGCTGATATGCATTCATGTATTCACGTAGACCATTAAACGATCTGTCAATGCATTCTTGAACTTTACCATCGCAGACCTTGTCAAGAAAATCAATTACTTTTGTCTTATCACTATCATCATCAAATACACTCTTAACAAGGTCTTCAAGATTAACATAGATAGAATCTGTATCAGAAGCAATGACATAATCTTTATCTTCTGTTTTGAGTATTCTGTTTAGATATTCATTCACATCTCTCTCAACCCATCTGGTAGACAACTGACCACCAGTTGTAATTGCTTCTGCACATCTGACATCAAAGAAACGAAAATATTGATTACCTAAAGCACCATAAGCAGAATTCAGTTGAATCTTTCTTGCCATCTGCATATTGTCAAGTCTTGCAACTTCCTTAGACAATCTTACACGTTCAGATGGATTCTTTTCATTCTCATATAGTTGTTGAGTTTCAAGCATTTGCTTCTTGAACTTAGATCTCTCATTGTACATACGCTCCATCATAGCAGGCAGAAACCCTTGCATATCTCTACGAAAATGATAACCATTTGCGGCCATGCTCAGGTTCTGTCTCTTGCAATATGATGTGTTCATTTCTCTATTGAGTAATTTATCAACTGTCACTGCCTGTGGTGGATAATCAAGAACCATAGTTTCAGGTGATACATTGTACTGCATAATCAAATGGGGATACAGACTGTTCAAGTCAAATGACACGACCCAGTTATATGCACCAGGTGATGGTTCTTTTACATAAGCACCTTCGTATGGATTGTCCTTGAAAGTATCTTTCTTTGGTGGTAGTACGATACCTTTGCCACGCAATTCATTGTATATCAAAGTGTCCCACATTCTTACTTGTGTGAATACATCTGTAAAGTTTACTTTCGCATCATATGCAAGAACAACTGCGGTCTCAATCAATTTTAGTTTGTCTTCAAGTTTATCTACAAGGTCAACGTCTTTCACGTTGTAGTCCATGAACTTCTGAAAGTCTTGTTTATACAACTGATGCAAATTATCAAACTCTGAATAGTCTAGTTTGCGTTCACCAAGTTCTACGTGTGCAATATGATCAAGTCTATAGTTTTCTTGTTGTGTATATGTGAACTTACGATAGAGGTCAAGATAGTCAAGTGTGGCGGCACCAACCAACTCAAATGCTTGTTGCTCTCGTGTACCACCAAAACCCATTTGATTGACTGTTCTCTCACTTACAAACTTCCACGGCGATAATCTTTGATATTCTGGTTTGTCAAATAAACGATTAATGCGATTAACTAGAAAAGGTATGTCGAAAAACTTTACGTTCCAACCAGTCACAATATCAACATCAAGTTTTTCCCAGAATGAAAGAAACTCTTGCAACATGTGAATCTCATTAGAGCATTGTAAATATGTCACATTCTCATCGCTTGGTGTATATTCACCACAACCAAAAGAATAGAATTTACCTTTAACTTTTACGGTAATTGATATGACTTCTTCTGACGCAATTTGTGGATCAGGAAAACCATTCTCTGAACCAGTCTCTATGTCAATGTTTGCAATACTGATTTGATTGATATCGTAATATATTGTATCAGGAAAGTTATCAGCAATAAAACAATAATGAAAGTTTGTATTGCCATAAATCTTGAAGTTATCTACACCCTCGTACTTGCGAATGAAATCTCTTGCTTCGTTAATAGAACCACATGGAACTTCTGATACGTTCTCACCCTCAAGGGTTTTCCATTTAGATTCTTTTGCTGAAGGGATGAATAGGGAAGGATTGTAATCTACTTTTTGCTTGAAGTGTCGGCCTTTGCCATCTATGCCACGATAGAAGATCTGACCTTTTACGTTTTGGACGTTAGTATAAAAACTCATGTATTAAATTTGGTATATCTATATTGATAGGGACTCCCAATTTGATCTAGTTTATCATAACACAAAAGTATGTGCTTGTCAATCCAAGTTCGTTTGGATTGAAAAGCACCTATTAAAAATAAAAACTGTAAGTATGTTTTCCAATATAATGCTTTTACGGTTTCCATGGCAAATACTTGCCTTTTGTTTTTTGATTTATAATTAATCCATTATGGCGATTAGACCCATCATTTCTGTACGAACAATGGACCCATCCACTATTTGGATCGCCCTCTGGATCGTGAAATTCTAGTATAATCTGATCAAAATCACAGTTCTTATAAACCCATGTCGCTAATTCTTTATTTGATAGTCCATTGATCTCAAAATCGGCGGCCTGGCCTTTTGCATGTTGTGATTTACCTGAACTTCCCACTGCTTCACATAATTTAACGGACCTGAAACCAGAGTTAATACGGACTGCTTTACCGAAATGCTCTCTGACAGGTTGAAGAATATGGCAACAAAGATTTGTTAATGCAACGACTTCTTCTACTGTAGGTTCGTTTGGTATATTTCTACGAATAGCAGTATCAGAAAATGTCATTTCTTTTAACGAAAAATTCTTTGTCAGTTTCAAGTTTTGCTCCTAAAAAAGGCGGTCCGAAGACCGCCCCAAAAATTAAACTATTTTATGATCTACAACTTTCACTCCATCATTGATTGGAATATTACGAGGTTTCTTTTCCTCAGGAATTACTCTTTCCAAGTCAATAGTAAGAAGCCCGTTATACAGGTCTGCACCCTTCACAACTACATCGTCGGATAGGGTAAATCTACGAGAAAATTGCCTCTTCGCAATTCCACGATGAAGAAAGTCATTTTCTTCTTCTTTTTCAGAAGGGACGGTCTTAATTGAAAGTGAACCGTCTACCACTTCTACCTGTAATTCGTCTTTAGAGAATCCAGCGAGTGCCATCTCAATTTGATACGCATACTCACCAGTTTTTTTGATGTTATATGGAGGGTATCCTGTGCTTGCAGTAGCACCAGAATCAACATCAAATAGACGAGAGAAAAAAGAGTCAAATCCAACACTTGCTTGGAATGCTCTCTCAAAGTCTCGGATGTTTTGTGGGAATGTTATAGACATTTGACTATTCAACATTATTATCTCCTATTCAGCGAGATTAGTTTTGGAGTCACGCAATGGCTAACTCCGTGTGGCAAAATGCCACAAAAGAGGTGCCCTATATTGGCACACCTCATATTACTATAATTCTATTTATAAAATATTATACCACAGATTTCGGATTTGTCAAGTTCCTGTGGAGCCAAAACCACCATCTCTATCAGTTTTTTGTTTTGGTCTTTCTTGAATTTTTTCAATAGAATAATACTCTGTTCTTCTTAACTCTGCTTGTGCAATTCTGTCACCATGACCTACTTCAATAGCATCATGACCTATATTAATCATTATACAGTTACATTCTTCTACGTAATCTTCATCTATGATACCTACATTATTTGCAGTAATTAATCCATTCTTTAATGCGTTACCAGAACGAGGAACTTTAATATA